GTTTCCCAGTCACGATCCGACTATGGGTGACCTGGTAGCGCAGAAGCTGAAAGAACGGGGCATTGATATCGCGCCGCGCCAGGGTGCAATGCCGCAGGATATGAACGTACCGCTGCAGCCAGTGAGGCCGCCGGAAGAAGCAGACCGGCCAGAGCCTGAGCAAGAAGCCGGGCAGGAAACCGGGCAGGCCGCTGATGATCTGACGCCGTTTGAGCGCAACCAGTTGCGGGATGCCGGGGTGACTGATGCGCAGTTGTGGGATATGCGAGCCGATCAGGCCAGGCAGATGCTGGCGGATATTCCGGCGCCAGAGCCCGCAACCACCAAACGGCGCTATGATGGCCAAACGCCAAACAAGATTAAAGACGGCCAATTTCCTGATTTCCAAGGAAAGGCTGGCAAGGTTTGGCAAGATCCTCTCGATATCTACACGTATTACACCGACGATCCCGGTATAAAACTGATTCAGGATCGCAGGGACGATACATTCCAAGCATTTGATGCTGAAGGAGATACGCCGATATCCGGAAATTGGGATAACGCGCTTGAAGCACTGGCTCAGGCAAAAGATAGAAAGGGTGATGGCGTGGCGAACGTAGAGCGCCGACAAGACCCGCAAACCCGCCGCCGTGTCGCTGAAATGACACAGGACGAAATGCGCCAGGCACTGCTTGAGGATGATCTAACCGGCCTGGGCAACCGCCGCGCCTATGAGGAAAACGAGCGCAAGCCTGTACAGGTATCAGTTGACGCCGATTCCCTGAAGTGGATCAACGACAACATGAGCCACGGCGCCGGGGATCAGATGCTGCAGGCCATTGGCCGCGCATTCAAAGCAAAGGGCGCCGATGCGTATCATCCGAGTGGTGATGAGTTTTGGGTGCAGGCCAATACCCAACAGGAAGCGGAACAGCTGATGCAGGAAGTGGCTGCAGAGTTGGAAAACGCTATTATTGAATTTGAGCTACCGAGTGGTGAGGTAATCACCAAGCGTGGAATAGGGCTGAGTTATGGCACAGCGGAAACGATCGAAGCAGCAGAACGAGGGCTACAAGCCCAAAAGGCAGAGCGGGAGCGCACCGGGCAACGAGCAGGCCGAGGCGAAACCCCGCCAGGCGTCACAAGGTCCGGAGGTGACGCCGGAGTTTCTAGCCAGCCTGCCGCCCGGGACCAAGGTACGCCGGGTGACACTGCCGAGCGACCATCGGAGGTAACACAGGATGAACCTGCAGAACTGGATCAACCAGGCCAGAGAACACTGGAAGGAGAACAGGCCGAAGCTGTATCAGAGCCTGAAGAAGCAGGGGACGCTGGACCCGATGCTGAAACAGGCAGCGGAACAGACGTACCAGCAGGTGATCGAGCTGGAGGAAGCGGGGTACCAGCCGGACGAGGCGTTTCAGATGGTGAGGGAAACGTACCTGTTTCCACCGGGGGAACCGGAGAACGACAAGCCGGCGGGCAACGGACCCGCGATACTGAGCGACGCCCTGCAGACGATGAGCAGGACGCTGGAAGCAGACAGCCCGCAACCCGAGGATCTGAGGGAAGCGTAGATGCGACAGAAAAAGCGGCAAAGAAGGCGCCAACGCCAAAAGGCGCAACAACGCAGAGAGCAGAGCCAGCAGGCGACAGGCCGGCCAAGTTCTTCACACTGACGCCGGAAATGAACATTGGTGCTGGCGGGGCCAAAACCAAGTTCAAGAACAACCTGAAAGCCATCCAGACACTGAAGCAGCTGAACGAAGAAGGCCGCCAGGCCACACCGGAGGAACAGCAGATCCTGGCCGGCTATGTGGGCTGGGGTGGCCTGCCTCAAGCCTTTGTGGGTGACCGCGGCAAGATCACCAAGGGCTGGGAGAAGGAGGCCAAACAGCTGCAGGAGGCCTTGACCGAAGCAGAATATGACGCCGCTCGCCGCAGTACGCAGGATGCCCACTACACCAGCCCGGAGATTGTCACCGAGATCTGGAAGGCCGTGAAGAACATGGGCTTTCAGGGTGGCCGCGTGCTGGAACCATCCGTTGGTACCGGCAACTTCCTGGGATTCATGCCGGGTGGCGTGAGATCCAAGAGCAGCATTGCCGGGGTGGAGCTGGACCATATCACCGGGGGCATTGCGCAGAAGCTGTACCCTGGCGCCAACATTCAGGCACCGATGGGCTTTCAAGAGTTCAACATGCCGGATGGCTATTTTGACCTGGCCATTGGTAACCCGCCGTTTGGCAATCAGAAGCTGTATGACGGCAAGCGCAAAGCCTTGTCGAAAATGAGCATTCACAATTACTTCTTCGCCAAATCTATGGCCGGCCTGAAACCCAATGGCGTGCTGGCCATGGTGGTATCGAGCCGCCTGATGGACGGCAACAACAAGATGGCGCGTGATTACCTGGCCGAGCGTGCCGACTTGCTGGGCGCTGTGAGACTGCCGAACAACGCATTCCTGAAGAACGCCGGCACCGAAGTCACTACCGATATCATCTTTCTGCGTAAGCGCCGGGAGGGAGAGCAGCCGTCTGGTGAATCCTGGTCCGTGGTCAACACCGTGAAGGATGCCAAGGGTATCGAGGTACCGTTAAACGAATACTTCGACCGCAATCCGGGGATGATGCTGGGTGAATGGGGCGCCTACGGTTCGATGTACGGGCCGAATGAGCCTGCCCTGGTGGCAAGGCAGGGGCAAGACACCAACGCGCTACTGCAGGAAGCCCTGGCCAGCCTGCCAAAAGACTTTATGGACGCCGCCACCACTGAGCCGGTATCCGAGGAAGTAACCCTGCCGACCAGCGTGGAGAACGTGAAGGTGGGCAGCATGTTCCTGGATGGCGACCAGATCAGCATCCGCCTGGAAAGCGAAATGGGGCAGGCCCGGTCTGAGCCCGTGGAAATGCCGAGCAAAAAGGCCGAAGAACGGGTGCGTGGTCTGATTAAGGTCCGTGACGTGTTCGCGGATCTGCGTAAGGCGCAGCTGACCGAAAACGTGAAGGACGAGGCCCTGGGCGCACTGCGTGACCGACTCAACCGGGTGTATGACCAGTTTGTAAAGAAGAACGGACCCATCAACCTGGATGCCAACAAGCGCCTATTCCGGGATGATCCAACCTGGCCGCAGCTGGCCGCCCTGGAAGAATCCTTTGATAAGGGTATCAGCCCGACCGTGGCCAAGCGCACCGGGGAAACCCCGCGCAAGCCGAGCGCCGAGAAGGCCGCCATCTTCCGGACCCGGACACAGCAGCCCTACAAGGCGCCGGAGAAAGCCACCACCGCCAAGGATGCACTGACCGCCAGCCTGTCCGAAAAGGGCCGGGTGGATATGAAGTACATGAGCCAACTGTACGGCAAGACGGAAAGCGCCATTGTGGCCGAGCTGGGCGACCTGGTTTTCGAGAGTACGCCCAATAATTGGGAATCCCGCGACGAATACCTGTCCGGCAACGTGAAGCAGAAGCTGGCCATGGCCGAGCGCATGGCGAAGGATATGCCGCGCTTTGAGCGCAACGTGCAGGCCCTGAAGGATGTGCAGCCGGAGGACATTGAAGCCGTCGATATCCGGGTGAAGCCTGGCGCCCACTGGTTGCCGCCGGAAGTGGTGACCGAGTTTGCCGACCATATCCTGGGTAACGCCAGCGGCAAGGCAACCTACAACCCGGTAATGGCCAAGTGGAACATCAAAGGCAGCCCGACAACCGCCGCCGAAAGCCAGTACGGTACCGACCGTGCGCAGGTGAGCGATATTTTGACCGCCGCGGCAAACGACAAGAGCATAGTGATTCGGGATCGAGTGGACGAAAACACCACCGTTATCAACGAATCCGCCACCAACGCCGCCAACGAGAAGATTCAACGGGTGAAAGCGGAGTTCCGCCGCTGGATCTGGAAAGACGATGCCCGCCGTAATCGCCTAGTTCGACTCTACAACGACACCTTCAACACCGACCGCGTGCGGAAGTATGACGGTTCGCACCTGACGTTCCCTGGCAAGGTGGGCGACGACATTGTGAAGTTGCGTCCGCACCAGGCCAATGCCGCCTGGCGGATTGTGCAGAGCGGTACCACGTTGCTGGATCACGTAGTGGGCGCCGGCAAAACCTTCACCATGATCGCCGGGGCCATGGAGCTACGCCGGACAGGCCGCGCCAAAAAGCCCATGTTCGCGGTACCGAATCACCTGGTGGGCCAGTGGGCCGAGGATTTCACCAAGCTGTATCCCAACGCCAACATTCTGGCCGCCACCAAGAAAGACTTTGAGAAGGGTAACCGTAAGCGCCTGTTCGCCAGGATCGCCACCGGGGATTGGGACGCCGTGATTGTGGCGCATTCCTCGTTTGGCAAGGTCGAAATGGATGCCGAGTTCCAGGAACGGTTTATCAACCAGCAGATCCGGGATATCGACACCGCCATTTCCACTATCCGCGACCAGGAAGGCAAGGGCGCCCGGTCCATCAAGCAGATCGAGAAGCAGAAAGAGCGCCTTCAGGAAAGGCTGAAGCGCCTGTTCGATGCCGAGAACAAGGACGATAACCTGACCTTTGGTGAATTGGGTGTGGATGCCCTGTTCCTGGATGAAGCCCATGAGTTCAAGAACCTGGGCTTTGCCACCAGCATGACCCGCGTTGCCGGCCTGGGTAACCCGCAGGGCAGCCAGAAGGCCGCCGATATGTTTATGAAGGTGCAATCCATCCTGGAGCGCACTGGCGGCAACAACGTGGTATTCGCCACCGGCACGCCAATCAGCAACACCATGGCGGAAATGTATACGATGCAGCGGTTCCTGGATTACCAGACCCTGCAGGACCAGGGCATTGCACACTTCGATGCCTGGGCACGCATGTACGGGGAAGTGGTCACCGATTGGGAGCTGTCACCAACGGGCAGCTACAAGCTGAACAGCCGTTTCAGAAAGTTCGTGAACCTGCCCGAGCTGATGCAGCGGTACCTGACCTTTGGTGACGTGGTAAACCGCGACGATATCAACAAGCAGCTGGCGGCACAGGGCAAGCGCCTTCCGGTACCGAAGATCAAGGGCGGGAAGCCGAATAACATTGTTGTGGAGCGCAGCAAGGACCAGGCCGATTACATTGGCGTGCCCGTTCAGGATGAGCGGGGCAACGAGGTTTATCCGAAGGGCTCACTGGTATGGCGTGCTGAACACCTGCCGAAGAAGCCGGAGAAGGGCGCCGACAACATGCTCAAGATTATGAGCGATGCCCGGAAGGCCGCCCTGGATATGCGCCTGATCGACCCGGCATTGTACGTCGACAACCCAGACAGCAAGATCAACGAGGCCGCCAGCCGGATTAAAACACTGTACGACCAGTGGGCCGACGACAAGGGTGCGCAGCTGGTATTCATCGACCTGAGTACGCCCAAGGGCGCCAAGGCGCAGGAAGCCAACAGAATCCGTGACCTGATCCAACGTGCCGAGGATGGCGACGAGGCCGCCAGCGAACAGCTGGACCGCATGAGCCCGGACGAGCTGGAAGCCCTGGATGGCGACTTCAGTGTGTATGACGACTTGCGCCAGAAGCTGATTAACCTAGGCATACCGGAATCGGAAGTGGCCTATATCCACGATGCCAACACCGAGCTGCAGAAGGCTGAATTGTTCGCCAAGGTGCGCACAGGCCGTGTTCGCGTGCTGATGGGCTCCACTGCCAAGATGGGCGCCGGCATGAACGTGCAGACCCGCCTGGTGGGGCTCCACCACATGGATGCACCGTGGAGGCCGTCAGACCTGGAACAGCGGGAAGGCCGGATTATCCGCCAGGGTAACGAGTTGTACGACCGTGACCCGAATGGCTTTGAAATCGAGATCAACCGCTACGCCACCAAGCAGACGCTGGACAGCCGCATGTGGCAGACCATCGAAACCAAGGCTCGGTTTATCGAGCAGGTGCGCAAGGGCAACACCAAACAGCGCGAGATCGAGGACTTGGGAGCGGAATCAGCCAACGCCGCCGAGATGAAAGCGGCATCAAGTGGCAATCCGCTGATCCTGGAAGAAATGGATCTTCGCCAGAAACTGCGAAAGCTGGAACAGGCCGAGGAAGAACACGACCGCGAACAGTTCCGCATCCGTGACGCCATCCGCCGCGAAAAATCTATTGTGGAGCGGGGCAAGGATCGCTTGCTGAAGTACGCTCAGGACGTGAAGAAGGCCAAGGCCGCGCCCAAAGACTTCAGTATCACCGTGAATGGCCAGACGTTCGACAAGCACAAGGACGCCGGCCAGGAGATCCTGGCGGAAGCCGCGAAAATGTCAGACGCCGGTACCGAATCCAAGGCCATTGGCAGCTATGCCGGTTTTGATATGACCCTGGATAATGTCACCGGAACACGGTTTGTGCTGACCCTGGACGGCGCCTTGGAACACCAGGTGGATATCAAGGATATCGGCAGCGCCGATGCCACCGGCCTGGCGCGCAGGGTGGCCAACACCATTTCAGCCATCGACGCCGAGGCCAAACAGCAGGCCGCCCGGGTGAAGCAGGCCGAAAGGGATCTGCCAAAGCTGGAAGAACAGGTGCAGGAGTGGGACCAGGCCGAGGAATTGTCAAAGGTTAAGGCCCGCCACCAGCTGGTGATTGCCGAGCTGCAGCCCAAAAAGGACCAGGACGCCACCAGCCAGGACGCCACCAGCGCCATGATGAGCGATATGGGGGCCGATGTACCCATGCCTAAGTGGCAGCCACCGTACAGCATGACAGGCGTGCCACGGCGCCCGGACAACAGCAAATTCAAGATTGGGGATCGCACCGTAACCCTGAAGCCGGAGGAAAAACCGACCCGCCGTGAGGGTATCCGGTTCATGCTGCAGGATCTGATTGGAAAGCGTATCTACTTCGGAAAAGTCCAGGGCAAGTCAAAGCTGGGCTTTTACCGAAGCAACAACAGCGAAGTGCGGGTGAAGAGCTACGACAATGTAGAGGTGATGGCGCACGAAATGGCGCACTACCTGGATATGCACTACCGCTACAACAAGCGGTTTACCCGGGAGTACAAGGACAGCAAATACCGCAAGGAAGTGGAGGCGTTGAGCTACACCAGCAAGAAGAACCTGAAGGCCAAGGAAGGTTTTGCCGAGTTCGTGCGCCTGTGGCTGACCAACTACAGCGAGGCCAAGGCCAGGGCACCACTGTTCACGCAGAGGTTTGAACAGGTGATGAAAGATGATGCCGTGCTGGATCGCAAGATGAAGCGCCTGCAGGACGAAATGCACCGCTGGTACCTGCAGGGGCCACGGGCACAGTTTCGGGCCAAGTCTGGCCGTGAGCTAACGCCTAGGCAGCAGATAATCGAATACCAGAGCAGTTACCCACTGGAGCGGTATCGTCAGCAGGTGATTGACAAGATCCATGCTGCCAAGGTGGTTGAGCGCACGCTGAAGGGCGAAGTTGGCGAAGCCATGGTGAGCCCGTACAAGCAGTTCCAGATGCTGAACGGCGCCGAATCCGTGCATGAGGCCGTCATGAAAGACGGCACGCCAAGGCTTACTGAAGATGGTTACTTTGAGTTCAGCGGAAAGGGATTGAATGAGGTGTTTAAGCCAGTGGCCAAACACGGGTGGCCAAGGTTTGATGCTCTTATGGAGTATTTTAAGGCCAGACGAGGCCAGGAACTGATGAAGCAGGGCCGAGAAAACCTTTTCACCGACCAGGAGATTGACGCCGGCCTTGCCCTGGGCCAGAAATACCCGGAATTCCCGCAGGTGTTCGATGAGTTCCAGAAGTTCAATGGCAGGATGCTGGATTTCTACGTGCAGATGGGGCTGATTGACGAAAGCCAGCGCCGAGCTTTCAAGAAGATGAACCAGAACTACGTGCCGTTCCATCGTGTAATTCAGCGCATTGAGGATGGCCACGAAATGGGCGCTGGTGACATACAAAGTCAGCTAAGGGGTGGGTATCAAAACACTCGGGAAATAGCAGAAAACATTGTCGAAAGCCTGCAATCGAATATACGGGCCGCCATTATCGCCCGCGCCAAGGCAACGCTCTACAACGACATTATGAACAGCCAGGACGGCGCCCTGTTTGCCGCGAAGATCGCACCGGACAGCAAGAAGGTGCAGGTTGAGCAGGCACAGATGGCCGCCAAGATGGCCGAGGCCATGGCGGAAATGGGGCTGACCGTGAGCAAGGACGGCATGATTATGGCCGGAGATCCGGACGCACAGGTGACGGACGTGGAGGATATCGCCGCCGCCCTGGAAGCCAACCCGGCATTGCTGAGTTTCTGGACCTTCGGGCACAAGCCGCAGACCACGGAAACCTACGTGGACAGCGCCGTGGTGAATGGCAAGCGGGTGTACTTTGAAGTGCATGAGCCGTTGCTGGTGGATATGCTCACCGGCCTGAGCGGGCTTCGCAGTGGCGCCGTGATGAATGCTCTGTACCGGGTGAAGAACCTGCAGACCCGGACGGTTACCAGCATGTTCCAGTTCCTGGGGCCGAACGCCGTCAGGGATACTGTCAGTTCCGCCATTATGAGCCGCAACCGATTCATTCCGGTCTACAGCACGCTCAAGGGCATGGGGCACTTCATGTTCAATACCAAGATCTACAAGGAATTCCGGCTGCAGGGTGGCGGTTACGGTACCAGGATCGAGGCCCGGACACAGGAAACCCGCGACCGGCGCCGGCTGGACCTGCCGAGCGAATCCGGCTGGGATGCGGCCGCAAAGTTCCTGGCCGGCTGGGACCGCTTCACCAGCGCTTTCGAGTACGGTTCGCGCATTGGTGATTATGAGTTGGGTGTGAAGAAAGGCACGTCACCGATGGAGGCCGCCTGGGAGGCCAGGGAGATCGCTACCGACTTTAGCAAGATGGGCCGCAATGAGTTGTGGGCCAAGTTCCTGCGCACCGTGCCGTTTATGAACGCCGGCATTCAGGGGCTGGACAAGGCCGCCCGGGAATTTTCCGAGATCCGCGGGGAAATGAAAGGCACCAACCTGGCACGCATGACTGATAAAAAAGCCGTGTTCCTGATGAAAGGCAGTGTGCTGACCATGATGAGTGTGATCTTGTGGTTGCTGAACCAGGATGATGAGCGGTACCAGCAGCTGACGCCAGACCAGAAAGCCCGCTTCTGGTGGATCTTCATCCCCGGCGCCGACACGCCGTTCAAGATCCCTCGCCCGTATGACCTTGGCCATATCTTTGCCACGTTGCCGGAAGTAGGCCTGGACTATGTGAAGAAAAGGGACGGAAAAGAAGCATCCGAACACCTGGCATGGGCCCTGGTGAACACCGTTGGTATCGGGGATTATCCCGGTATCCTTCAGCCCTGGGTAGAAGTTCAGCGCAATGAGAAGTTCACCGGGGCGCCCGTGGTGCCGCATTACATGATGGATATCCCGGCTGAATACCAGTACACCGACCGCACGCCCATCATGTACCGCAAGCTGGGTGAATACCTGGGGGTATCACCGTTGGTGGCAGAGCACTACAGCAAGGGATTTCTGCGCTATGTGGAGATGATTATTGCCGATGCGTCAGAGGCCGCCCTGTGGAAGCAGGACGATTGGGGGCCGCGCCCGTTCAACCGGGGCGCGCCGATTGATTACATGACGCACCAGTTCGTTGGCCAGAAAGTGCCATACCGGACAAAATGGACAGAAGGCTATTGGGATCTGAAGGTAAAGGCCGCCGCCGCACAGCAGACGTTCAACATGCTGCAGCGTGAGGCCATCCGTGATCCATCCAAGGCGCCGGAGTTTGCCGGGGATAAGGTGAACCAGATCCTGATTGGCCTGAATGGCGCCTTCAGTCAGATCGACAATGCTTTTGACGATCAGCAGGAAATCATAGCCTCGTACAAGTACAACGAGAACATGACTGCCGAGCAGAAAGAATCAGCGATTGAAAGCTACTATGAGCAGAAAAACCGGGCTCTTGAGAAATTTTACCGCCAGGCCAAGGATGCCCTGGAGCAAGTACATGACGAAATGCCGTAGGCTATAATCAGCGAAACAACCAGGAGAGACACCATGGCAGTAGCAATCATTGGTCCCAAGTTTTACGCCTGGGACAGCGACACCGGAAAACCGCTGGCCTTCGGCAAGGTTTACACCTACCAGGCAGGAACTAACACACCTAAAGCAACCTTCACTACTGAGGGCGGAGAAACACAGAACGCCAACCCTGTAATCCTGAATGGCGCAGGTTATGCCGATATATTTTTGAACGGCAGCTACAAAGTCGTGGTGAAGGATGCCGACGATGTAGAAGTCTGGACCAGTGATCCAGTAAGTGATCCGAGCCAACTTCAGAAGGAGTGGGTTCGCCAGCGCAATATCACGCAGGTGAACACCACCACGTTCACTGTGGATGGTGGGCTGACCGATGAATACGTGAAAGGCGTTGCGATTCGGGTGAAGCAGGACTTTGGTTTTGTTTTTGGCACTGTAGTCAGTGCCACTTATGCAGACGGAAAAACAACCGTTGAATTAAGTATGCTCGACGGCGCCACGATATCTTCAACAGCACAATATGCAGAAAGAAACATAGTTGCTGCTTTTTCGTCCCTTGGCTCCGACCTAGTATCCCACACCGGCACCTCTGACACGGTGACTCAGGCTCTGGACAAGCGCACCATTTATGTGGGTAGTGTGGCGGAGCTTGAGGCTATTGCCTCTGAGCCTGCTGATGGTTCGAGATATGAGGTAACAGGATATTACGCAGGCACGGATGTTGGCGGCGGTCCGTTTTATTGGGATGCTACAAGCACAGAAACCGCTAATGGCGTAACAATCTTTAAAGCTACTTCGATAACAACCGGAAGATTTAAAAGAATTCTTTCAGGAAAACTAACCCCTGAAATGGCTGGCGCTGTCGGAAACGGAACTGCTGATGACACTGCCTCCCTGAACTCTGTGCTTTCTCTTCAACTTCCTGTGGAATTAATAGATTCTGCGATATACAGCATTACAGGGCTATCCTCAGTAGCCAGTATTTATTTGACCTGTACAGGCTCCTCGAAAATTGTTCTCGCCGCCTTAAGCAATAGCCATATGATTTCTGCAACAGATTCTATCTTCATTGATGGCGATATAACCTTTGACGGGAATCAATCAAATCAGACTGATAGGCTAAAGTCATGTATTAATTTTACAGGTACAAACATAGAGGTTTTAGGTGTTACATTTATCAACTCAGTTTTTTCAGGTGTGCACTGTCCAAACGCTCCAATTGACACGGCAATAATTGATAGTTGCAAATTTTACGATATGGCAGAGGCAACCGGAATAACTGGCGAACAAACTCAGGCGGTAAATTTCAGAATTTCAAGCACGACCGCTAACGTAAGATTCACTAACTGCATTGTCAAGAATTCATCTGTTTTGGTTGCTGACGCTGCTGGTGGTGGTTTTATATTTGATGTACAAGATATATCTCTGCACAGCTATAGCAGCATTGTTGTTGATGGCTGTTATTTTGAGAGGGTTGGACAGAGAAAGCCGATAACAGGCGGATTTCATTATATTGGGTGCGTAGATCTTTACAATAGGTCAGAAAACACAGTAATTACTAACAACACAGCAAAAGATTACTACTATACGCCATTTAAGATAACAAGAAGCAACCGCGTAATTTGTTCAAATAATATTGTTGATGGCGATAACAATGCAGGCTCATCCTCTGCGATCGCCATGACTCACTCGACAATTGCAGAAGATGTGACTGATTGGGTTTGCGAAAATAACGTTATTCGCTTATCCGGAGAAAACAACTCAGGCATATACATACAAGGTCCGGCAGACGGAGCAACATTAAGTTATAGATGCACTGTTAGTGGCAATGTCGTATCTGGAGGACTTTATGGAATAAGGGTTGGATTCATGAAAAGCTTATTCCTCTCAAACAATGACATTGATGAATGCACTGGGGGAATTCTTTTTGAAAATATACCATCAGCGTCAGAAATAAAGTATGTGATTAACGGCGGGAGCATCAAAGGGGCAGGATCAAGGGGGTTATATCTAAACGGAAACAGCTTGAACAAAGCAACGCTCATCGTTAACGGCGTAAGTTTTGACCTTAACACCGCTTATCACATAGATGGTATTTATGCAAAAAATGCGATAATTAGTGCCTGCCATTTCACTCAGGCGATTTCAGGCTCTGATATACGGATGCAGGCGTCAGATTTTGTAATTGTCAGCGGTTGCAGTAATGGCTCAATTACAGGAAGAGTATCAGCAGTGGGTGCTACAATCAAAAGCACAGGCAATAGCTGGAACTGATCTTAATTTTCGGTGTCCGAGAATATATGACCACACTCGCCCTGACCAGATTTGCATACTCACCAGATGGCACCTTTGGACGGTTGGTCGATAAGGAGTGTTTAGATGACAATCCACCCAGGACAACTCAGAGAATACGTCGTAAGGCCGGTATTGCGCCGGCTTGGTTGCGCGGAGGTTTGAGTGATACAGATTAAAAAAATCATCATCAACGCCGCTGACACGCCCGCCGATATGGACATTGGCGCGGCTGAGATTAACCAATCGCCAGCAGCTGGTTAATGGTATTTTCCAGTTGCTGTTGATCCTCAAACACACGGGAAAGGATAAGCCGCCAGCAGACGTTGAAGGCCGCCTTGTAAAAATCGTTGAATTCGTCCTGGTCCATGGCATTGAAGTTTATGGACCGGGGCTTTTTCGTCACACCGTTGGGTGCCATAACGTAATCGAAGTATCCCGCCTCAACCTTGATCCATTCGTGAAGCGCCTCACGGGACTTGTGAGGGCTGTCTATCCGTTGCCCGCGTGAATGCCTTAGTTCATCGAGAAACGCAGAGCAAGCCCTACGCACGGCGCCAGAATTGCCGCCCTGCCTGTCTAGCCAATCCGCGAACCGCTTGAGCGTGCCCGTTTCGCTGGCGGATACCAGGCCGCCTGTGGGCTCCCAATAATCCATGGTGATCTCAATGAGCCCGCCCCAATACAGCCTGTGGTGCTGCAGGGACCGGGCTTTGATCTGTGTCACCGTGACCCGCACCGCCTGGCCGGTTTTGAATTTACCCATGTGTTCCTGGTCTGCCGCTGACGCCGGCCGCAAGGATCCGTCCTGGCCTTTCACCAGCATGACTTCAATCGGCACCCTTCAATTCCCCCATGAGCTTTGCCAGTGTTTCCCTGCCTTTCTTGCGACTGGACTCAGTGACAACGCCTGTTGGATTGCCGTGCTCAATCATTGTTGGCTGTTGATAGAAATCATGCCCGTGCATCCAGTGGTCAATCATTTCGTCATAAGCCCGGGCCATAGCCTTGGCCGCCTTGTCGGAATCTTTGGTTTTTATTTCATACCAGTCAATGAAACGGCTCATAGTATACATGGCAGGGCTCAAACTGGATCGGCGCCGGCTATGATCGCCTTTACGCAGAAGCGCCATCATCTGGCTTATGGCGTTATCCTTTCCTGGGATACCGTTTCGCTCTTTGGCTGCTTCCAAGCACCAGGACACAAACTGGCCAGCGCTAGGAGGGCGAACCCAACCACAAGCCCTGGCCTGCTCTAGTCCTTCCTGAATCATCTTAATGTCACTGACGCCCGCTTTCACAAGTTGCTTTGCCCACTGCCGCTTGGCTGCTTTCACTTCGCCGTCTGACTGCCATATTTCACGCCATTTTGGGAATATCTCCTGCAGTCTCTGAAACAGGCGATTGATAACCTTGGTGTCCATTTCCTCAAAGGTTTTCGAGGTCGCCTGAGTTGGGGTCGAATCCTTCTGCCCAACTGGTGTCGTCTGGGTCCGTTGTAAATGTTGGGATACCTTGCCTACCGTTTCGTTGATGTTTTTCATTTTGTAACCACTCCGCTTTAAATCCGCGCCAGCCCCTGGTGGCTGCTTCTGCCAAACATTCATCGACCGATATTCCCATTGCCGCCGCTTTGCGCAATTCTTTTCCGATTTGGTTCATGGCTGTCTGGCTATGCGTTGCTTTGGCCTTACGCCGTGCTGCAAGCCAATCGTTGAACACCTGCTCCGATGGATTATCTGGCCATGACGAATAATCAATCGCGGCAGCGGGTGTATTTGTTTTCTTTTCATTCTTTTCATTCTTATCATTCTTGTTTGTGTATCGTTTGTTGTCTTTCTGTTGTCCTTCTGTTGTATCGTCTGTTGTATCGTCTGTTGTATCGTCTGTTGTATCGTCGCCTTGGTATGTCTCGTAATTACAGATAGTTAGGATAGACGTTACCTTGTTAGTTTGTTGTATCGCCATTCCCTTCTTTTCGAGAAGCTTTAAGTACCTTCTTACTTTGTTTCTGCTCCACTGCCAGCGCTTCGCCATTGTCAGTTCAGACCATGCAAGCTGGCCTCTTTCGATCTTCACTTCTATACCGCGAATCCACGTAGATCCTGGCTTGTGATTGGTGTGCCCGATAAGGTCAATCCATGCCTGAGCTTTGGTAAACGGCTCTGCCATCCATAGCTCATTATCGAACATCGACCGATGGAGCTTTATCCATCCGTGTGCCGACATAAAGCCCTCACTTGGTCAGATAGTTCACCAGCGCTATGTAGGTGTCATAGGTGGGGTTAGGCCGCTTGCCATTAGCCACTTCCAAGACCGTGTGATATTTCACGCCAGACTCTCTCGACACCTGCTTGAGCTTCCTATCGCTCAAACCTTGGCGCACCTGCTCCATTGTCATAAGCTTTGGTTCATTCATGTTTAGCATTTCCCAAATTGAATAATTGTTGACACAAGCGAATATATACCCTAACTTTCAGGTTACGTCAAACGCAGCGTTTGGCTAGTCGAAACGGAGGTGGACGTGAAGAAAGCATTACTGATAACCGCAATCATTATAGTCATTGGCCTGGTAGGACAGAGCGACTACGAAGCCGAACTAGCCGCCGAGCGGCACTACTGCAATATGGTTGAAGAAGGCACCTGGCCGGCATTCAACCCTGACATTAACTGCAATATGGAGCGTGGCAAGTGAGAATAGACGAATACTACCTGCACGAGAACGGAAGCCTGATTTACAAGCCTCATGGTGGAGTTCAGGCAGACAGCGCTTTTGTTCGGAAAGTCTGGCCAGTTAGCCAAATATCCAAATCCCCCCACGATTTTGTGAGCTTTCTTAGTGTGGCTAGAGGGCTTGGAGCGAACAAGAGCGACATTTATCGTCTGGCCAACAAGAACAAGATTTCTGACTACATTTCTGATTGGGAGCGCAAGGTGTTCCCGGGAGAAGGTAAATGAGCAACACCATTCCAGACACCATCGAAGTAACGATTTATTTTCACTTGTCGAAATACTCAAACGGCAAAGTGGATGCCATGTGTACGGACATGTCGAAATACGGCTATATCCTGCTTGGCACTGAAACCGTGGTACTCAGCGTGCCAAAAACAGACCCGGTAG